TTCGGATTCACGAACCCGGTTCTCGTTGACAACGACAACGGAATCATCGCCGGACACGGCCGCGTGATGGCCGCGAGGAAACTCGGCCTCGCCGAGGTGCCGTGCATCCGGCTCAGCTACCTGACGGAGACGCAGCGCAAAGCCTACATCATCGCTGACAACAAGCTCGCGCTGAACGCCGGGTGGGATTTGGACCTGCTCAAAATCGAGCTGGCCGGGCTCCGCGAAGAAGACGGCTTTGACCTCAGCCTGACCGGGTTCAACGACATCGAGCTCAACTCGCTGTTGGCCGGCGTGGACGTTGAAGGGATCGCCACCAAGAAAGGCGAATCAACCAGCGGCGGGGACGTCGCTTATCTGGTGATCGGCAAGTTTCGTATACCGCTCGAGGTGGACGAAGAAAACGCGCTGACGGAGGTCGTTGAATCCTACGCGGCTGAACGCGGAACGACCCTTGGCTTTGGCGCTTACCTCCTACGCAAAATCGAACAATGAAATCAGGACTTCACTTCGACTACCCGATCGACGACATCAAAGGTGCCGACTACAACCCGCGCAAGATTGATGATGAGGCGATCGACAAGCTCCGCCACTCTCTCGCGGTGATTGGTTGTGCAAAGCCGATCATCGTCCGGGACAAGACGATCGTCGCTGGCCACCAACGGACCCGGGCGTTGCGGGCCTCAGGGATCAAGACGGCTCCGGTCTATCTACTCCCCAGCAAGGCGAACACCTACGACGAGGTCCGGTTCAACCAGCTTCACAACGGAACCGACCTCGACATGGGCGATGAAAACGCGGTTGTCGTCGGCGGGCTCGAAGGCGTCCGGGGCTTCGTGCAGGTGGAGCCCGAGAAGCTGCTGGGCAATACGAAGGCCAAGGGCGCGAACGTCCGTTCTGAGATCATGAACCTCATGTTCAAGTATGGGCCATGGGGCGCATGCGTAGCCGGTGAGGACGGCAAGATTTTTCACGCGGCGCAATACGCGCTGGCCTGCATGGTCCTGCACAAGCCATGTCTGGTCTACGTCGTGCCGCGCGAGGTCGAAGCCGAGGCTAGGAAACTGCTCGGCGCAACCTACGGGGTTTTCAGCTATGACAACCTACCGCGCAACACCTTCATCCAGACGTTCGCCCAAATGTTCCGCCTGCGTGACGGGACCAAGCGCAGCAACTGCTCGCCGACCTACGAAGACCATGTCATTCCGATCTTGGTAAAAGAGCCCGGCCTCCGCGTGTTGGATTTCGGTTGCGGGCAGGGCGACTACGTCAAACAACTTGCCAGCAAAGGCTACAAGATTCAGGGCGTCGAATTTTTCCGCCGCGCCCCGGGCCGCGACGCGATCGACGTCGGTGCCGTCAACTTGATGGTGGACTCGCTGATCCGCTCGCTGAAAACAGACGGTCGCTTTGACGTGGTGATTTGCGACTACGTGCTCAACTCAGTCGACAGCCAGCAGGCCGAGGAGGACGTCTTGAATTGCCTTGCGGCGTTCTGCCGCCCGGGCGGCCGTGTGATTTTTTCGGGCCGCACCAAAGAGCGGATCGAATGGCAAGACCGCATGACCAAGAGCGTTAGAACAACGCAGCAGGGTCGCTACGTGGAGTTCTTGGATGAGAACGGACTGACGGCGCTTTATCGCAAGGGCGAGTGGTTCTATCAGAAGTTCCACAGCCGCGAGGACATCATTGCGCTTGCCGTTCGCCACGGCTTTGAGATCGTGCGTCACACCAAAACCTCGGTCGGCTTCCAGATCACGGCGATCAACAAAGGGCACATCACAAAAGAGACAGCGGCGGAAGCGATTGACCGGGAATTCAACTTGCCTCTGAACAAGCAAGGCCGCAGACTCAACCGACACGAAGACGTCAAATCCGCTACGCTATGCTTACTCTGACCGTTACCAGCCCGGCCCCTCGGCTGAGGGGCTTCAAGTATTTCTGGATGAAGCACGTCACCGGATTTGATCCGGCCGTTCACTGTGCAAGGTGCCTTCGCGGAAGCTACGAGAAGCTCGTCGGCACCGGCATGATCATGAACGAGCCGATTCCGCTTCTGGTTCGCGCTGGAGCCGCCCTTTACCTGTGCGGGGTGTCTACCCCTTACCGATGGGAAAAGAACCTCCACGTTGCCGTGGAGCCCCACGAAGGCAGCGTGGTGTCGGTGAAGAGCTACGCCGGTGACATCATCACGTTTCACGGGGCGCGGGAAATCCAGTTTGACGACGCCGCCGCCCGGGCACGTTTCCCCGACAAGGGCGAGGAGTTTCTGACCTGCCGAAACTTTCAGTTCGGCGCACATCACTTTCAAGCATGAGCAAGGCTGAAGCCAAAAGCCCGACCGTTGACGTTGGCACGCTCGCCCGGCTGTTCAACCTGACGGCGGTGCGGGTTCAGCAACTCGCGAAGGACGGCCATGTCGTGAAGGCGGAGCGAGGTCGCTACGATTTGTGGGCGTCGATCCGTGGCTACATCAAGTTCCTGCAAGAGCGTCGGGTCAATCAATGGGACAACGGCGAGGACAAGGGGGACTGGAATACGGAACGGACGCGGCTCACCCGGGCGAAGGCCGACATGGCCGAAATGCAAACGGCGATCCTCAAAGGCACGGTCCATGAGGCGAAGGCGGTGGAGTCTGTCTGGACTGACCATCTGCTGGCGTGCCGGGCAAAGCTCCTCTCGATGCCGAAAAAGCTCGCGCCCCGCGTTCACGGCGTCGAGCGTCTTGCCGCGATTGAAACCGAACTTGAAGCCGCCATCACGGAGGCGCTGAACGAACTCGCATCCTATGATCCCGCACTCGTCACCGACCGATACGTTTCGGCGCATCGTGAGGAATTGGACACCGCCGCCGAAATGGACGGTGAGCCAGTGGGCTGACCGGTCCCGCAAGCTATCGCCGGAAGCCAGCGCCGAGCCCGGGCAATGGGACACGGCGCGGGCCGAGTATCAGCGCGAGATGATGGACGCGGCAAACGACCCGGACGTCGATCAGGTCGTGATCATGACCTCCGCGCAGGTCGGTAAGACCGAGGTGATCCTCAACACAATCGGCTACCACATCGACTACGACCCGTGCCCGATCCTGATCGTCCAGCCGGACATTGCGATGGCGGAGACGTTCAGCAAGGACCGCGTCGCGCCGATGCTCCGCGACACCCCGGCGATCCGAGACCGCGTGGCGGATCCAAAGTCAAGGGACTCAAACAACCGCATCCTGCACAAGTCGTTTCCGGGCGGGAGGCTGACGATGGTTGGCGCCATCGCGCCGTCCGGCCTCGCAGGGCGGCCGGTCCGCGTCGTGCTCTTCGACGAGGTGGACCGCATGCCGCACAGCGCCGGGACCGAGGGCGACCCGATCGGGCTGGCGGTCAAGCGGACCACGACGTTCTGGAACCGCAAGATCATCATGGTCTCCACGCCGACGGTGAAGGGGCTCAGCCGCATCGAGGCCGCGTTCGAGGAAACGGACAAGCGCCGCTTCCTGATCCCGTGCCCGCATTGCCGGCACGAACACGCGCTGGCATGGGGCAACGTGAAGTGGGATTCCGGCTTGCCCGGGACCGCGAGGATGGTTTGCCCGTCATGCTCAGGGGAGTTCAGCAACGCGGCGAAAAACGCGGCCGTCCGACGCGGCCGGTGGCAGGCGACGGCCCCGTTCAAAGGCAAGGCCGGGTTTCACCTCAACGAGCTTTACAGCCCGTGGAAATCCGTCGCCGAGGTGGTGGCCGACTTCCTTGAGGCGAAGGTCAACCCGACGCGGCTTCAGGTCTTCATCAACACCTCGCTCGGCGAAACATGGGAAGAGGCCGCCGAGCAAGTCACCGAGCACGAGCTGATGGAGCGCGTCGAGACTTACGCAGCTCCAGTTCCCGCCCGGGGATTGTTCCTGACGATCGGCGCGGACACGCAGCCGGACCGGATCGAAGCGGAGTGCGTCGCGTGGGGGGCTGGCGAGGAATCGTGGTCGATCGAGCACGCGGTGTTTCACGGGGACCCGGACATTGCCGAAGGGCAGCGAGGCAGCCCGTGGGACGCTTTCACGAATTTCGTGCGCAAGCAGTATCGGCACGAGACGGGCCAGCCGATTTCGGCGAGCTACACGATGATCGACTCAGGCGGACACAACACGCAGGCGGTCTATGACTACGTCAAGCGGCACAAAGGCGACCGGGTGTTCGCGGTGAAGGGCAGGGGCGGCGAAGGCGTCCCGATCGTCGGACCGCCCAACCGGAAGCAGACCGGCAAAATGAAGCGGAAGGTGGACCTCTACATCGTCGGCGTGGACAACGCCAAGAGCGTCGTGATGAAGCGCCTGCGGATTGACGCGCCCGGGCCGGGGTATTGCCATTTCCCGGCAGGCCGCGACGTTGACTGGTTTCGCCAGCTTACAGCCGAGAAGGTCGTCACGAAGTTCGTGAAAGGTTTCCCGCGCCGCGAGTGGAAGAAGGACGACGGGCGGCGCAACGAGGCGCTGGATTGCCGCGTCTATGCGTTCGCGGCCTGCGTCATGGCTGCCCCGCAGTTCGACAAGATCGCGTTCAAGATTCGCAAGCGGGCGGAGCTCGCGCCGCCTCAGCCGCAGGATGAGCCGCAGGAGGCCGCCCCGTCACCCGACAAAACCCCGCTCGACCCCCCATCGGCTCCTGAGGATAGTCCGAGGCAGCCGCGACGGGCCAAGCGACGAGGCGGATTCGTGAAAAACTGGTGATCATGATCAAAGGGGAGACGCTCAAAATCCAAGTGGACGACGCCGCAGCAACGGCAGTCGTCATTAAACTTGGAGGCCCGGAGACGAAATCCATCACCGCGCAAGCCCACGGCAGCGAATGGACGGCGAGCACCTCGACGAGCGCATGGGCCCCGGGGTTCTACGAGTGGCAGGCATGGGCGTCGTATGAAGACGGCCGCACCTCCGTCATTTCGCGAGGCAACTTCAAGCTCGAAGACGCGCTCGGGATCGGCGACCGCCGCAGCACCGCTCAGCGGAATATCGAGGCGATCCAGACGATGCTCGAAGGCAACGCCGGTGAAGGCGTCCGCCGCTACCGGATCAACAACCGCGAGCTGGAACGCTACTCCGTCGCCGAGCTCCTTCAGCTTCTCTCCTACTGGAAGGCCGAATTGAAACGCGAGGAACGCGCCGAGGCTGGACGGTCCACCCTCGGCCCACGAATCGCCGTCCGCTTCTAACCTCATGGGCATCCTCGACCGTTTCCGCCGCCGCTCGCTCGCCACCGCACCCGTGGAGGCTCGCCCCGTCATGACCGCGCTACCGCCTCGGCGGGCCGCCACCGAGGGCACGGTCGCAATCGCGCCGACGCCGGGCAAGCGGCTGAGCATGAAGCGGATATTTCAGGCGGCCGGAACCGGGCGGCTCGAACAATCATGGGTCGGCACGCCGACCACGGTCGACGCGTGGATTTATCAGCACTGGTCCATGCTCGTCGCGCGGTCCCGCGAGCAGGCGCAGAACAACGACCACGCCCGAAAGTTCGTCCAGCTCTGCCGCGACAACATCGCCGGGCCCACCGGGTTTTCCCTGATGGCCAACATCAAAGACCCGAACGGCACGCCGGACACGCTGGCGAGCGATTCAATCGAAGAGGCGTTCGGCCGGTTTTCAAAGCGGGGCGTCTTCGACGTTTCGCGCGTGCTCAGCCGGAAGGCGGTCGAGCGGCTGATCGCCGCAACGCTGCCGA